GCCAGACGCCTGGGCCATCATCAGAATCAAGAACGGAGTCAGAGCAATCATTACCGGCAGAGGCCGCTAAGGAGGAAAGCAAACCAAAACAAAAAGAAGTCACAGCACTCACCACTACTGAGGAACTACCTGAAGATGAATTTTAAATTGCTTTTGCTGGGCGCTTTATGCGCCCTCTCTCTGCCCTCTGCCTGGGCAAAGAACGTGCTCATCAATGATCAGCCCTATGATGTTAAGGCCCTGGTCAAAATAGATGAGCTAAAAGACCTCAAAACAGGCAGACGATATCACTATCAGCTCAATGATAGCGATAAAGAGCTGATACTCAGCCAGCCGATCGAAGACAAAGAGATACCAGTGTTGGTGCCTTTTTCTCAACTGCATCCAGTGAAAGCCAGATTGAAATCTGCTTGGAAAAGCTTCAAAAGATTCTCTGAGGTTTTCCAGGTGGGTGCTGGTGTTTTCAATGCCTTGAAGGCGCTTTTCTCATAATCAACCAATTGGAGATTGTCAAAACAATGGAACTTATAATCAAAAATTTTAAAGGCGCTGATTCAGTCAGCCTCACGCTTGATCCGAAAATAACCCTAGTTGCCGGTCTCAACGGGCAGGGCAAGACCAGCTCATTTAGGGCGATCGCTCATGTGTTGGCTGGCATCTATCCAGACGATCGAAAAGCTAAGGAGCTTCTAAGGCGCGGTTCATCAACGGGCAGCGTATCTCTCACCAGCGATGAAAAAAAGTTTTTTGTCAGTTTTCCTGGCTGTAAGCCTGTGCATCAAGGCTGGCCAAAAACCTCACCCTATGCCAGCGGGTTACTCAGCACAGGAGCAGCTGACAAAAAGCATCTCTATGAATACTTAGACAAGCTGCTTCATTGCGCGCCAACACAAAATGATCTGGGTGAGGCGCTCACTAATGTTGGTGCTCTTGATGGATTCAGCGAAGATGAGGCGCTCAAGTACATTCAAACAGCTTGGGCGAACATTCAGAGACGCACCTGGGCGGGCGCAAATAAAGACTATGAGCAGAGAGGAAGAGACCTAAAAGCTGAGTGGAAAGGCATCACAACAAAAACTTGGGGCAGTGTTGTCGGTGCGACCTGGGCACCACCAGCCTGGGAAGATTCACTTCTAACAAAAAGTGTACAGACACTAACAGAAGAGCTAACAGAGATCACCATGCAATATGAGGCGGCTCTGCAATCTCAGGCAGTGAGTGAGGCTAATCTAGCTCGTGAAAGGGCAACTGCCAGCGCTCTGCCTGAGACACAAAAAGCGTATGATCTTCAGCTTGCCAAAGAGGAAAGTCTTAAGAAGCTGCTTGCTGAAAAAAAAGAAGCCTGGCGGAAATTGCCCAGACCAGCAAACGCTGCCACTATCAAGAAATGCTGGCATTGTGACTGTGAGATTGATGTGAATACTTTTCAAAAGCCGGTTGTGCAAACAGCTGAAGAAGTAAAGGCAATCACAGCAGCGATCACTGAGGCTGAGGACGAAATCAGACGCATAGATTTAGATCTCAGTCTGGCAATTAATCAGTCAGTGGCTCTCTCTCAAGAGCTTTTCAGAAGAAAAGACGCACAAAAGCGCCTGCTTGAGCTGGAGACAAACAAACATCTCAAGAAAGGCTTCAGCGCCAGCGATGTGGAAGATCTGAGAAACAGTGTGGAGAAAGCCAGACAGAGGATCGATGCTTTCAAAAAGAAACACGATGCTGACTCCAAGCATCAGGAAATCATAAAGAATCAGAAATTGATTGACCTCACAAACAGTGAAAATGGCTGGCGCCAGAGCTTTCTAGAGCAAGCTCTAGCCAAGCTGAATGAGATGATCAGTGAGCAGTGCTCTCTAGCCAAGCTGCCAGCAGTCGAAATGAGAAATGATCTTTCAGTCACTTTCAATGGCTTTGAGTTTTCCGAATGTAGCACAGCTGAACAGTGGTTTACCGATGCACTCTTTCAGGTGGCATTTGCACGGCTGGAGCAATCAGATCTGATCGTGTTCGATAGAGTAGATCTGCTGCCTGAAAAAACGCCCTGGAGAAATGCCTTTTTTCGATTGCTGCTGTCAGCCAAGATTCCAGCATTGATTTTCATGAGCAGTGCTGAGGCTAATGTACCCGATCTGGCTAGCAAAGGCTTGGGTTCTACATACTGGCTGGAAAGTGGCAAAGCAGCACCACTGAAGGTGGCAGTATGTTGACCTGCAAATCATGCTCCTGTGGCAATGTCATTCATGTCAGAGTGTCTGAATTTTATGACGAATCTTGGAGCTGCCCAAGGTGTGGCCTCAAATTTCCTGCCAGTGGATGTGAACATTACTGGCAGGAAAGAGCTAGAGAACTGGAGCGCTCCCAGTCTCGGATATGCGAGCAGAAAGAGCTTGCTGAGGCAAATCTTGAACTTGAGAGATTGAAGGTAAGATTACTGGATGTGGCTCTGAACTTGTCTGCAAACTACATCAGCGAACTAACAGATATTTGTGAGCTGGAGAATTTTGGACCAGAAACGGAAAAAAGCTGTGTGCTCAGTGTTGCTGCTTGCAAACTTGGCTTAGCCAGTGAGGGTGACTCTGCATTTTCACTGAACGATCTCGACTACAGCAGCATTGCAAAGGTGAAATTGCATGAGAAAAAGATTTGATTTTTATCCGACCACCAAGGCAGCAACCAAGGCGCTTTTCATTCATCACTCTTTTGCCAGTGCAACAGCCTGGGAGCCATGCCACGGAGCTGGTGATATTACTCAAGTCTTGAAAGAGCATTTTCAAGGTGTCACTACCAGCGATGCAGATCACTCTAGAGAGGTCGATCTCTTCGCTGATGCTGGCTGTCTTGATGTGCCTTTGTTGACCGCTGTGATCACCAATCCACCATTTAATCAGGCTTATAGAATAGTGTCTCATTTTGCTGATCGCGGCAATGAGTGTGCTTTTCTTTTGCGCCTCACTTTCCTTGAGCCAACAGGAGAAAGAGGCGCCTGGTTAGAAAAAAATCCACCGGCAAAGGTCATTGTGCTGCCTCGATTTAGCTTCACTGGCGATGGCAAAACAGACTCTACAACATGCGCTTGGCTGCTCTGGAATGTGCCACCAAAACCGGTGATCATCGTAGGCAAGGAACTTTTTAAGTCTCTGGAGCCGATCACGAAGGAAGAGAAGATAAGAAGAGCAAAAACCAAACAACTATCACTAAAACTGAAATAGGAGATTACACCATGAAATTTATCTCTCACTACTTTCTTGAGTTTCAGCTATCGGTAAAGCCTAAGCCACCACCGCCAATCAAAAGGAGGTCTGATTCTATGGTATGGACCGGGCCCTTACGAGGAGAAAGCATGGGACAAAAACTGCCAACACTGCCGAGACCGCTAGGGAATAACAAGCATATCCCAGCCGAGCTTCTTAAGCTCATCGGTACTTCTGATTTCAACCATAATTTTCCGAAGCTGGATAAATCAGGGAAAGCCCTTGCCCGTGGTGGCAAGATTTCTGGAATAACGGAAGCCGTGGTCAGCCAATCCTACGGCATTGGTCGATGTTGCGAGACTTTTTGTGATTGTCTAGTAGGACCGACAAAAGAGCATTACCCCTATTGTTCATTCGACTGTAAAGACTGGGATGAACAAATTAAGAAAAGGAGCGGGAAATAAGTGAAAGCAATAAGTTTATGGCAGCCATGGGCTAGCTTCATAGCTTTTGGGCGAAAAACGATCGAAACACGCTCATGGAGCACACAATATCGAGGGCCGATCTTGATTCACGCTGCAAAACGAGTGAACAAACAAGAGCAGAAAGCTATCCTCTCAATGCCTGCATTTAACAAGGCTCTAGGCTTAGATCCTGTTGAGTGCGATCTTGAGGCTGGGCTTGAGAAGCTCAGCAAACTTCCTTACGGTGCGATCATTGCTCAGACCACATTGATTGATTGTAAGCACACAGACGAAATAGATCTTGATCAGTATCCAGATCAAGAGGGCTGGCTGGGTGACTTTTCAATTGGTCGTTATGGCTGGATCTTTGGCTCTGTTTTTGCTTTTGATGAGCCAATTCCATACAAGGGCGAGCAAGGATTATTTGAAGTGCCTCCGGCTGTGGTGGCAGGACAGATAATGAAAATGGTGTAAAAATGAGCAAAATGAGGCCTACTAGAGAACTATGGCGCTACACAATACAGCTAGCGCAAAGAGTCGAAACCTGGGAGCTAAGAGAAACATCGTCACGGCGTTGGTACTTCTATCAAGAAAATATTTGCTGGGGTTGGCGATATGACCAAAAGCGCATGCTTTCAGAAATGTTTGAGGCGCTGAAGAACGCTGGCGGCGTGGTGCTCAAGAGAGAAATACTGCATGTAAAAGTGCCACCACGGGCGAAGAATAGGCACAACTAATCAGGAGTGACTTGGAATGAGCGAAAACAAAACAATCAAAGAGCTGAAAGAGCAAATCAATAGATTGCAGCAAGAAGTTAAGGAGCTATCAAGAAGCCTTAGAATACCCAACGATGAGACGGATCGCTTTTATTTTTGGGTAGGTCGAGCGCTTCAAAAGCTTCGCGCTGAGCGCGGCATCACTCAAGAGCAGATGGCATCAGATTTAGGGATGTCCAGGACATCCCTAGCAAACATGGAAGGAGGCAAACAGAGAGCGCCTTTACACATCTGGAAGAGAGCAGCGGAACGAATAAAAATCAGCTTTTCGGATGTGCTTAATTATGCTGAGGCGATCGAGTCTGATTATTTCGAGCTGCACAAAGAGGGATAGTAATTAATCAGGAGTGAATAGCAAGAGGCGCCACCCCGTTTAACAGGGTGACGGCTCAAGAGAAGCGTAGACGCATGGCAGAGCTACAAAAACATTGTAGCAACAAATAACAAATAACTTGGAGATGACTAAATTGGCAAAGAAAAGGAAAATAAAGAACCCAATGAGTTGGGAGCCGCCGCACATTCTAGCTGCTGTCTCTTAT